AATCTCTAGCTTGCAGCGTTCTTGTAGTTCTTTACCTAGGAAATTAAGATAAGCGGTAATAGCTTCTGGCTCTGCGTTTTCATGATGTTTTTCCCAGTGTGCTGTTAAGTATTCAAAGTCACGCACATTGGCATAGTCCCAATCTGTACAGTTAGTAAGATAACATCCTTCTCTTGCTCCGAGTATGCTCCACATACCATTCTTAACATCAGCGCCCACACTACACCAAATTATTAAACGTTGATAATTTTGCCACCATACTTCACGCAAGTTGTCTGTTTTACTACCTTGATTTAAAGACATCTTTACACCTTCTCGAAAGCCAGCTCGCCATGCTTGAAAGTCGCTGCCGTTAGTAAAACTCTCGCTGTAGTTGTCGTTGAATTGATAATACTTGTCATCAAAACAAAACTCTACCTTGCCACGTTCATCGCCTTCTACGCTGTTTTCGTGTGTACGCATATCGTTAACAAACTTACGAGTCCACATTTTTAAGCCGCCATTTCCGTACTCAAGGTTATTAACATGAACTCTGCCGCACCACGAAAATACATAACTGCCGTCTAAGCCTAAAGCATCTAAATCTATTTCAACTTCAAGAAATTTTGGATCTACAATGTTGTCTGCATCCACTGTAACAAAGTATTCTGTTTCGCTTAGTGCGGCACAGGCTTTGTGTGCGGCATCACTACCTTTAACTCCGTGTACACGCTTTGCCCAAGGTGCTTTAGTTAGCAAATCTGCGTAGTTCTTTTCTGCGTTAGGTTCGTCATAACTTAGAAAAATAATGTCTTGGTCAATAACTTTAATTGTTGTCATTTATCTTCATTCCATAACTTTCAAAAAACGGTAACGTGAACATTGAGATATTATCTATTTGTAATTCTTGTTCCGTTGTAAAGGGCACTTTAACCGTGCCGTTTGATACTATATTTCTTAACTGTAATTCAATGGGTCTGACTAAGCGATTGATATTCTCTTCTAATGTAACATAAAATGTTAAACGAGAATTAAGACTTTTAGCTCTTGGGTGCTGTAAGAATCGTTCTGCCATTACAAACTCCCAGCCTTGCGGTGTCCATATAACTGTTAAAATACAATCATCATCTGTTATACGTATAGTTTCAATAATATTAGTTCTAATAGCACTTGTAATATACTTGTTTACAAAACTAGGTTTTCCATCTGCGTCAAATATTATTTTAAAATTAAAATGCTGATCAGTGTTATTAAAGAATCGTTCAATTTCTTCAAACTCAACTTGTACAGAAGTATCATACTGTGGAAGTAGTTCATTTGATAGTGCGTGAATTGTTCCGTCATCTTTATCAAAATAGACGTAATAGTCAAACACATATTTTGTATTTAGAATTCTATCAATTTCTTCTTGAGAAAGATATTCTTCTTCGTCATCAATTTCCATCTGCTAATCTCTTTAACTTTTTAATAATATCGATACCAATAAAGTCTTTTTCAACATAATGAAACAAGTAAGGCTGTTTAATGTTTCCAACAGTAAGTTGTCCAGACTTAGTAAACGAATACGGAACTGTATTTTGCCAGCTAGCCGGAACAGGGTGCCAACCTTGTACTGCTGGTTTCATATGTACAAATCGTAATGGGCTACATACATCTGCTCTGTCATTATACCCACATAGCTCTAATGCTATTGCCGCGGCAAGATCCATACTTAACCAATCTTGGTAATGTTCTTTAGCTAACTTGCCATAACACCATGCCCAGTTGTTTACTACAAACTCCAGCACTTTATAAAAGTATTCTGCTTGCTCTGATTTTTTAAAATAATGTAGAGCAAAATAAGGGCTAGGTAATGCGTTTGCTACGAATGTTTTTCTATAGGCACTATTATTAATAATATCACCTTTGTAGTCTAGTACTTGAGTACAAAATAACAAATCGTGATCCTGACAATACCACCACCAATCATTAATGTCTTCAAGCATTAACATATCAGTGTCTAGTACGATAGTTTCATCGTACGGAGTTACGTGATAAATCTTCCAGCGATGTTCTGCCGCATACCTACTTTCACTTGTTTCGTCGACCCATGGGATTGGGATTATCTGGTCAAACACTTCCTGATATTCTTCAGGAACATTATCGTTAGTAATTATGCTAATCGCAGTTTCTGATTGAGTAGCGTGTATACTCAATGCCAACGCATAGGCTTGTTTGACATAATCAACCTCAGCAGTATTTTGTGCTAATACTATATAACCTTTAGACACCATAACCTCCGTCAATGTAGCGTGTTAAACTTTGTTTATTCATAACGTGTACATCAGTTGCGTTTGTACTTACTAGAGTATATTCACCTGGGTAATGTGCTTTTTCTACTAAGAATGTCATCTTATTATTTTTCATATCGACCATGATATCTCTATCTAGTGTATATGTCATCAAGCCTGGCAATTCTTGAGCAAAATCTCCAGCAGTATTTCCATTCATAATATGTATAGCAATACTAAAAGCAAAGTCGTTGCGAAAGTTAGGAGCATCTATTTTATAGATAATTCTAAAATATTCCCAGTTAATTTTAATATATTCTATAAGGTCAAATAGGGCACGGGTACTGGCTGTTTTTTCAAATATAAAAACAGTACCCCAGTAAAAAGGAATACTATGTTGGTTAATACGGTCAAAGCTACTCGCATCTCTATCGAGGGCAAGGTCAAAACTTTTACGAAAAATCTGAAAACTGTAATCGTTGTTTAGTGCTTTTACCAGTGTATTGCTGTTAATAATGTAATCACTATCAATAACTAGTGTACGGTCGTATGGCGTAATGTCATATACTTGATTGCGTGTCAAGTTTTTCCACTCTGCTGTTTTATAAGCAAGTGTTCCGTCATAGAATCTTTTTTGTTGGTTATTACTTCCTACTATAGGAATAATCTTATCAAATACTTCTGTATGCTCGGGATAAAATTTTAACCACGATTCGCTATCAGTAGCAAGACTAACTGGAATACCTAAATGTTCTTTAACACGTCTGGCCGCAAACAATGCTAACTTAACATAGTCAACACCAACTGTATTCTGAGCAAATATTACGCAACCTATTGTCATAGATCCACTAAATCTTTTACTTTACGTTTACGTTTAATTTCAGCAAACTTAGTTTGATATTCGTTAACTGATTCAAAGTATACTGATAGTAAGTTATCAAGAAAGTCTGATACATTGGAAATAATGACAGGCTGATTATTAGCGTCGACAAACGCAATATCTTCTGTATGACCTAAATCTACAAGATTTTTAGCAAAATTAATTAAATTATAGTCAACGCGAAACGTTGCGCCGTTAGTGTAGTATACTAACTTTTGATTGTATTCTTCTAGGATAACTCGTCTTTGGTTTGAAAGTGTAGCCATGTAGTTGGCAACTTCAAACGCTTTTTCAATTCTTTCGTCCATAATAACCTCTCAGAGTGTTTAGTGTACACTCTAATAGTTATCATGTCAAGAGTTTAGGACCATCTAATCCAGACTAGTCCAGAACCGCCAGATCCGCCTGAAGCACCGGACAGCGTGCCAGTAACGCTTGCAGCTGAAGCGTATGCTCCGCCGCCGCCACCACCGCCACCGGTACCAGCTTGGCCGTTTCCGCCTGTGTTATTTCCAGAATTTCCAGGGCCTGATCCAAATGTACCAGCGCCGCCATAGTTAGTTGCTCCGCCTCCACCACCGCCACTGACAAACACGGTAGAGTTATTAAACCAGGTAATCGCAATTCCGGCGCCGCCGTTACCGCCTTGATACGCTTGAGGAGCAGACGAGCCGCCGCCTCCAGCACCACCGCCACCACCGCCACCTGCTTGCATGGTAGTAGTAGCGTTTCCGGATCCTGCTCCGCCGCTTCCGCCGCCGGCTGTATATCCGCCGTTACCGCCGTAGTGTGGGCCAGCATTACCTGAAGATCCACCTGATGTTCCAATACTTCCGCCAACTGCTGTTGCGCCATTCCAGTCACTATTTCCGCCAGAAGAG